TCATTTGCGGATTGTACACTATTAACATCATTGTGTCACCATCTCATTATTATCTTGACCTAAATGTTGGAGTGACGGGGTTTCGTTTATCAATCTATTTCTAGCCCCTTTGCGCCGATTAGAAATTATTGAGTTTAATGAATCAAATCTATCTTCGTCTGTAGGTAACAAATGGTAATCGGATTCAGCGTTTGTTAATTCATCTTGCAAAGCGTTTAGCAATGTACCATCTGGGTCAAACCCAAGTTCACCTAAGACACGCCCCTCGCTGTCAACATCATTTACTAGCCTTACAAACTGATTAAACTCAGTAGCGTTTAGCAACACTTGCTCAATTCTTTGGCTATGAAAGCTCATAGAACCCGCGCCGACTTCACTTAATCTAATAAGTTCTTGGTCTAATTCACTGTACCCACCTTGCTGCACTCTAAACGGACTTAATGATTCACCTAAAGTTCCTTTGCCTTGCGTTCTTGCGTTGCCCCAAAAGTTTAGACCAACAGGCAAATCATCACTTGTATATGGGTTTCTTGATTTTGCTTTATTCATTGCAATATAAAAACCCTGCATAAACGCGGGAGAGTTTGTATATAGTTCACCAGTTATAGGGTCTGTACCTTCTCCTAACATTGTATTGCTAGCTAACGGGTTATGCATTCTTTCCATCAGTGCGCTTAAAGCTGTTTGACTAATTAAATTATATTCACCACCACTTATCGTATTTACAGCGTAACTTGGTAAACCAAAGGTTGCTCGGTCAATATTTCCAACAACATTTGTGCCAACATTCCCTATTGTTTGACCCGTCCACTTAGCCATTCTCTGAATAAAATCTTCTTTTGTTTGATATTGTCCACCAACCGCAGATTGAAACTCTGCAACCCCTTGTAAGAAAGGCATATTCGTTGCGTAATCAGAAACAGCTAGAACGTAGTTTTTAACTATAGTGTCATAATCTTTAGGGTCTAATAGCGAAATATCTTCTTCGTGGTACTTAGAATATTGAGCCAAATCTGCGCCCATAATTAATAGGGCAGAGAGAGGGTCTAAACGGCTAAAGGTTGTGTATTCATATGAGCCGTCTTCTTGTTTAATTCCGTAAGAATAGGGCGGCACATTAGCCGCTCCCATAACATTCATATTTGTGCTAAAATTTTGGGGGCCACTTCCATTGATGACAATTTCATCACCATAGTCTCCGTTAGCTATACCAAACATGGTCATAGCTATAGTGTTGCCTAGAGCAAGTTTAGCCAGGGCGTCATCTAATTCTTTACCAGAACCTTTTTTAACAGCGTTATAAACTGAATAAATATTCAATGTTCGGTCAAACGCTTCCTTCACAATGTTTGTTGGTGTGTTTACGAAAGGAACAACTGGTTTTAAAAATGGAGTGTTAACACCTTTAGCCACCCATCCAAACACACCCTCTGGCGTTCCTTGAAATGTCATTTTGCGAGCTTCGGTTTTCATCATTTCTTTAACACTATCCGAAGTGTTAATCATAACGTCGCTGTATTTATCTTGCGCCATCTGTTTGGCAGTCGCTCTATCAATACCGCTTCTTCTAGCCATCGTGTAAGCTATTTGAGATTCTCGATGCGCTTCCCGATAAAGCACACGGCGCATAGAAACGACCTTAAAATATTCATCCTCAGACGCTAACAAACGACCCGGTATCCTTGTGGCTATACCTAATGCGTCAACAGAAGCTTTGAAAAAATCACCTTGTGCCATTGCTTCATAAACGTCAGCAACATTATCTGAACTACCTAAAGCCCGTCTGTTTTTTAAATCAATCTTAGAAACAAGGTCACCACCTTCGCCCGTAACAAAGGTTTTAGCCATGAGCAAAAGAGCATCTTTCTGAGCCATCATCATGCCGTGCATCTCAGCCGCCGCTTCGCCTACATATCTTTGGTCACCAATCTCACCACGCAAACCGCCTAGTGTTCTAATATTACCTATGGTTCCAGCAAGGCCACGCTCTGCTAGGGAAAGAAACTGAAAACTTGCGTTACCCGCCATGTTAACAATGTGCGTTGTTGGTGAGCTTAGTAGGGCATTAATGTAGTTTTCCATAGCAACATCATAAGTTTTTGCTAAGAAACCTTGCTTGGCATACTTAGCTCTAGCTAAAGGGCTATTCATTTGCAGAAACGCTTCGAGGTGATAATCAATCATTCCTTCGTCAGCTTCGTTAACCCACTGGTCTAAACCTTCTGCAACTTCTTTTAAATTTAAATCTTGCAGCTTGCTTACGTTTCTTACTACCGCCAGACCTCTAGCAAACTCAGAAATATTTCCAGACACTTGTGCCGCTAGGTTAGATTGCACAGTTGCCATTATCTGAAGCTTTTTAAACTCTGCCTTGCGAACCTCTATGTCAGTGCTATTTCTAGCTTTTAATGCAGTGTGCTGTAACTCTTTCCCAAGTTTGATAAACGCAACAATTCCAGTAAGCACATCGTCAGGCGGCAATACTTCGCCAGGCTTTCTTTTTAACAATTTATATGCAGCATCTTGGAAACCAGACTGATTTAAAAGTTCTTCCATACTTTTTTTGTCACGGCGTAAATGCTTAAATAGTTCTTTGTTGTTGTTTTTAATATTTGTAAGGACTGTTTCTAAATTAAAGTCATCTGCATTTTCAGCAAAAATTTCACCAATTTTACCAAGATTAAGACCGCCTTTAAAACCACCCGCTTCAAGTGTAGCATTAAGAGCCTCAACATCTGACTCATCCATACCTTTAATAATTAACCCACCACCGGGGCCGGGCGTAATATCATCAGTAGGGGTTAGACTGCCAAATGATTTGCTTTCAGCTTCGTCTATCTGACCTTTAAAAAATGCTTTTAAGCTTTGTGCTAAACCACTTACCATAATACGCCCCCTATATCAGAGGCGACGGCAAAACTATTGGGCCATGCTACCTTCTTGTTTTTTAACTGAACCCGTGACGTATAACTGCTTTGCAGTCTGCCCACTTTTCTTAGCAGCAATTTGTCGACGCAACTGTTTAACGACAAAATCATCATCAGTTGCCCCCTTGTCTAGCCGTCTTTGTAGCTGTGCTTCCAAGGTATTCGCCATATCCAACGCCTCCGTTTATCCATTCAGTACCAGAGCGGTCAGTGTTCTTAAACACTTGCGTTTCATAGTGTACCACATCAGCGTAGGTAATACCATCAATTTTTGCTATCTCAGCCATGACCTCTTGGAACTCGTCAGCCTTTTGTTCAAAAATTGTAGAAGCATTTGCGGCATTAAACGCATCGTCAAACTCTGGAATATATTGAAATCGTATACCAGTAAGACCCGCTGTGGCTTCATCTGTACCCGCTTGCACACTAACTTGGTCAGATTGTCTAGCATCAGTTATAAATGTAAAACCGTCTAACCCTTTGTCTCTAAGAATAGCAGAGACTTGTTGTGCGTAATCTACACCCTGTCTATTTTTGAAATACACTTCAACGCCGGGCCGTGCATTTTCTGTAGAATTACTTACAACCTTAGATAAAAATACAGCGTCTTGGTCGTACTTACGCCCGGCCTCGACAAGCGCACGGGTAGTATTAGTTGGGTCAAAATCTGTTTGCGTTACAATTTCGTAATTTAAAGAACGTTCTGTATCACCCATAAATTCACCGACAGTGTTATTAGCCTGGTAACCTATAACAGTTTTATCTGCTTGGAGAGGTGCGGTAAGTTCGCTAGCTAGTTCTGCTTGCTCTACATTTGTAGGAACTTGGTCAGGTCTTTCTCTTGATACACCAGCAACAAAACGTTGAGCTTCACCCTCTAATGTTTGTAGCTCTTGTTGAGCTAGTTTTATTTGTTCTGGTGTACTACCTTTTTTATTAATAATGCTTCTTAATTCAGCCGCACGTTCTCTATCTGGTGACCCCCCAAATTTGCTTTCAAAATCTAATGAACCACCCTCGCCAACTTTTGAAGTCCAGCCATTGTTTGTCCATTGTTCTTTTTCTAGGAACCAAACTACAGCTTGTAAATCATCAGGCCCCATATCACCTAATGACGCATCAAAACCTTTTATAGTGCCGTCAGTATTTATTTTATTAACAGCATCTTTAAAAACAGTTTGACCAAACGCAAACTCTTGACCAATTCTAGGGTTATCAAGCGTACTACCTGTCAAATGTTTACCAGTTACACCGGGTTCAGCGGGTGGGGGTATTCTATCTCGCCCAGAAATTTTTCTTAAATATCTAGCAGCCCAAACGTCAATAGTGGCGTCATTACCGTATCCAATAAGATTGCCAGTAAAGTTGACAGTTTTAGGAGAAGAGCCAACTTTAATTTGCCTAAACATATCTAATAAGGCTTCAGTTGCAGCCGGACTATTTGCACCAAACATTTCCCCAGATGCTTTTCTTATTAGTTGAAATTCATCGGCAGTGTCTGCATCAATTGCAAATATAGCTGGGCCTTTTTTACCACCGCCTTTAACATATGCTTCGTAGGCTTTTATTTCTTTATCAAACTCACCCCGAGTAAACCGTTTTAATATTTGTAATGAGTTTTCATAGTTTTGCTGTACGCCAGTTTGTGCAGATGTAGCACCTAATAAGTCTGCAAATACGTCACCTAAACCGCCAAACTCTTTACGCAATCGTGTTCTCATATTGCGATACCAAGTAGCTTGTCCAATAATTTCTTTAGCTTTTTGGTCGCCATTTTTAGCTCTGGTTACTAAGTTTTCTATATCGGTAACCATAGTTGAAACCATATTGCTTTGATGCACCTCTGGTTTTACTTTAGAGTTTTTGGGTTTATTAAACTCATACACAGGCTGTGCAAATTTAACTTTTAAATTACCTTTTTTATCCTTTGAAAATGACGGCTTTCTGTCATTTGAAGCTATAGAAATATCGGCCCATCCTTCACCAGGCGGGTAGTTAGCTTTTATTCTTAACGCTTCAGCTTTTGCTGCGTCAAACGATGCCGAGTCTAGTTCTCCGTTTTTTGTTGCAGAACCTTTTAAAAAGTTAATTTCGTTTTTGTTAAGTTTAGGATTGTACGCACCAACGCCTATGTTACCACCAGTGCTACCAACCGTAGGCATTTCTCCCGGTTGCGTTAATCTATCCTTAACAACTGTCAGTTTGTTACGAATTATTTCAACTGCACCTTCGTCAGAACGTACAGCCTTAAAGCCCTGAACAATAGCTTCTATGGGCAACCCTAATAGTGCGCCCTCAAACGTATTTGTTAATCTAGCCGTAAGCCTTTCGGCTGCTGTGGCTTCATCATCAACCGCACTGTCTAGGTAATCAAGTACCGCACCCTCTAATCCAAACTCTTTTAAAAGCGTAGAAAGGTTACCTTCTTCTGGGTCAAACAGTGCATCAGCAAAACCACCTTTAAGCATTGTGGTTACAAACCCAACTCCCCGAATTGGAGCTATTGCCATACCCGCACCAAACTGAACCAGGCTTCGACCCATAGCTTCTATTGGGCTATCACCCTCTGGAACTTTTATTCCAAGCTCTTGCAATCCAGCGTCTATTAATTCTTGCATATTTACTTCACCATCAGGCGGCTCATAACCTTCAGGTCTTCTTTTAAAATTTAAGGTTGGTTCTATGTTTGTATTTAAGAAATTTGCTATATCATCAAATACGCCAACAACACCTAAAGCTGTGTCTTGTACGCCCCCGGCAACCGCACGACCCGTAGCTTTAGCTGTATCCACAACGTCAGAACCCGTGAAACCAAACAGGTCTTCTGTTGTATTCCCTGTGGTTTCAAAGTCTTCATCTAAAGGTAAACTTTGCCCCGCCAACATATTGGCCCAAGTATTGTCTGGCTCTACAACTACGCCATCATCACCAAACCGAATATCATAAGTTACAGCGTTTCGCGTTTCGTGGGATTGTCTTCTAGCTTCTAATAGATTCATTGCCCTAATGCCTTTTCAACAGCTTTAATATGAGCCTTTATTCTTGATAGCATCCCTTGTTTATCTAAAGCAGAGCGTTTCATAAATGATGGCCCTGCTGATTTACCTTCATTAGAAATTTTTATTTCAAGTTCTTTTAAATAATTCAAACCAATCGTTAAATCAGTCAAATCTACTTCTGTATCTAAGCTATATGTTTCAAGCGTATTGAGCGCAGTTTTCTTAGTTAAACCAGTGAGTGCATCATCAAATTCGTCGCCTATTTCAGCAATAAGCAAATCTACTTCCGCTCTTGCATCTATGTCTTTACCTTGTCTTTTAGCGGTTTCTATTCTGTCATTTAACCGACCCACTAATTTATTAAACACCATAGCTTTCTTAAAATTGGGGTCTTGGTCTGAAATAGGCTTATAACCTTCAGGCAATTCAAAAAGACCACGCATAATTGTAACGGCTGATTTAGTTTCTCTATCTTGCAATGTATCAGCCAAGTTAGAATATTTTATACGGTCCTCATTGCTCAATCCATCTCTGACAGAAGCAACGTCTTCTATTGTCAACATATCAGCTTTATCGATTAAAAAGTTTTTAGAATCAGGGTCACTTTCAGTTCTACGCATACCAGCAGCTATAAATTGTTGTTCTAGCTTATCAGCTTCCGCATCGTTTGTTTGCCTTAGTAATTCTATCGCTTTTTCAAATTCTTCTGTTTCGCCAACAAGCATTGCTCTGTTAGCTCGACTTACAAAAATTTCTTCATTGGCTTCAGTGTTTTTATTGTTGTTTTCCTCAAGTTTATTTTCAAAGTTTATTTCTTCTGAAAGGCCAGTGCGTAATTGTCTGGCAATATCGTTTAATGAAACGTCACCGTCTTGCAATATTGATATCGGTACTTTTAAATTTTCTGGCAGATTTTCTATATTGCTTGACTGTATACTTCTAATAATCTTATGAGCATTTGGGCTTTTTAAAACGGTATCTGACAAGTTGGCACGGGCAGACGCTAAGACTTGCTTATCAAAACTAGTTGACCAAGAATTAATATTACTCACAGGAAAATTTAAATTTTTCATCTCGTTCAGTTTATTAAACTTATAAAGAGCAATATCTTCTGGCTTTACTGGTCTGACAATTTCATTTCCTTGTTCATCTTTTTCTACAATGCCTGTTTTAAAAAGGTTAGGTAAATTATCAAAATCAAGGCTACTATTTGCAATCCAAGCCGCCCTAGAATTTTCTTGCTGGTTTGTAATATAAGCACTGTGGTAGCTTGCATATTTTGTTTGTGCATTGAGAGACAACTTAGCTTTCATGCTTCTAGCCATTGAGGGAACAGTTTCATCAAAGGTTGATGAGTAGCCTAAAATAATCGCATCTAGTTTATCTTGCAAGCCAGCCGGGTTAGCTTCTCTTTGTTTAAAATCTAAGATAGCAGTATTCATTTCTTTATGTGCCGCTAGCTCTAATTCGCTTGAAACAATCGTTGCCGCTGCTTGTCTAGCCGCACGACCAAATAAAGTATTCTTATCTCCAGGCAGTGTTAATTCTTCACCTGTTTGTCTAGCTGCTAGAATTTGCTCCATCGTAGGAGCATTTGCCGCGCCGTATTCGTCACCCTCTATCTTTGCTTTTATTTGGTTTTGTTCTGCAAAGAAGCTAGTCATACGATTTAGGGATTGCTGAATCTGACCTAGGCCGCGCTCTGTAGCTTCGGCTTCATAGGCTCTGGCTTCAGGTATCTGAAGTGCTACCCGCCGCCCTTGATATGTTACGCTCTCAACCATTATTCTATAACATTAATTGTTTTAGGTGGCATAAAACTTGTGCCAGACGTAGCCATGACCTGACCGCCTGTTGTTGCAACATTCGCAACTGCCGCAACCGTAGCAAACTTAACACCCGCCTTACCCGCTAACCTAGCTTGTTGTGCGTTAGACTCACCACGAAGAATTGCCATTTCTGAATTGAGGTTAAGCTTACGAATATCCATCCCAGCAACCTTCATAGAGTTCATATTAATTAGGTCTTTGGTTTCCATTGCACCGTAAGGGTCTAAGCCACCAGCCGCCGCATTTGCTACGGAACTACTCATAGCAACAAGCAACTCTTTCATGCGCTCGTTACCCTCTACCTTGAAATTGACCGCATCCGTCCGGGCTTGAATAACCTCATTACGAGCTTTCATTTCGTATTGAACTTGCTGCGCTTGAGCTTGTCGAATTTGTGCCATACCGCTTAATGCTGAACCTATCATTTGAAATACTGGTGCTGTCATGCTCCTGAACTCACTTTATAATCTAATGCTAAAACTGTCATAAATAATGGTTTGTCTTGTGAAATGGTAACCTGACCCTCTAAGGAAAACCCGGTTAATCCATCTACTGTCTTGACCCCAGAAAAGGACGTAACGCCACCCGCACCCGATAGGGTGGTTTGTGTTGGCACTTCTTTGCCCTCTACGGTCACATTCTGTGTAAGAAATAAAATTGGAGAAGCTTCTATGATACGTCGCTTAGTTGATTGCATTGAACCTGTAGATAAACGCAACTCAACGGGCTGTGTCGTTACTTCAACACTAAAATCTAAACCTACTTCAACATAGCTTGACGCCGCACCATTTAAGGTAACATTGCCAGAACTTACCGTTCTGTCTGTATCTACAATATCGTCGCGTACTACTTTGACAGTCTTAGCCTCAAGATGCGATAGGCTCCCGGCTGTAGTGCTTCCTGGCAAGGATTGGTCTGGGCTTACTGCACCAGAAAAATATTGTAGTGCGCTATCTGTTGTGCGGTCATCGTCAAACACTTCTAGGTAATATTTAGCGGAGCCACCTATGGTTCTTTTGACGACCGTGTAGATTGTATCTAGGTCCACTCCTATGTCGATAAAGTCACCGTCCGTAGTCCATACCGCCGGGGCCACAATCTGTTGTGGTCTATTCAACATATAAGCCGCTATCGTACCTGTAAGCCCCACAGAAGACGCTCTATAGCCTGTTGGGTCTGTACCGTTCACAATCATTAGCAAATCGCCCTCAGTCGTATCTGTAGCGTTTCTTAGAGCCATGCGTTGAGGGTCGAGCAACAAGTGTGAGTTTAGCAATGAAACATTGTTCGCCACATAGCTCAGTTCAACATCACTAAACAGCATCTCGCGTAGCGCTTTGCCTTGTCTTTGTATAAACAGTGTTCCGCCTTCCGCAGCCTGTGGTCGAATACCAAGCTTAGAGCCACGCCGGGTTGCAGACTTTACGGTTATGTTTGCCGGGGTAATAGGAGATAGGTCAGCTTGCGGAATAAAAAACTCTGCACCTGTGGTGAATATTTGCAAGTCTCGACCAGAGCGTAGAGCCGTAATTGCGTTTACACTGTCCGTTGAAAGCGTAACTTTTATAGCATCATCGTCTAAACCTTCGGTTGGTTTAAAATTAAAAAAATCCCCAACCCTAGAACCGAACAGTGTTGCGGGTTCTGAAGCACTGCCACCAAAGTACAAACGACCCTCATGGAAGGTACACGTTCGGGGCCATCCTCTAGTGCTACTCCAAGCGTCTTCGTAACCACTTTCTAGCTTATATTGGTTTTGATTTATGGTTTCAGTATTGTGAAACGGTATTTCAACTATGGCGTTTGCTACAGTCGAAGAACGGTTACTAACTATTTTTGCCCGACCAAAATCATTACCATCTATAATAAACTGGTCGATAAATGAGTTTGTAAAGATAGCATTGTTACTCGTCAAAGTTATCGCACCCGTGACCGCTGAAGGTGTAATATTACCCGCTGGGTTAGAACTCGACAAAGTAAAAGCAGACTTAGGCGACCTAAAGTTATCGTTACCCAGTGTTAGCGTTGCAACGGTCCAAGTTGTATTATTAGCTCCGCGCACCACTTTGAAAGGAGCAAAGGCTTGATTGACAACAACTAGCGTATCAGCCGATTGCGTAAAATAAACTTTATCCATATCAATCGCAGTCTCAACGTACAGCGACCCAACACTAAAATCTAAATAGCTATTGCCCGACCCGTTGATGTTGGTGAGCAAAACCTGATTAGCATAGAAACGAAAACGTATAGTTGCGTTCGCATATCGTGTTGCAACAATCATAAAGTTCTGGGTTGTACTGAACTCAAACGGTATAAGCAGAACACCATTAGCCGCATTGTCAGCGGTTATATCTTGTAGAAAACGTAAACCCGGACGGCGACTAAAACCACCTTGCGGTTCAAACAAAACATTATCGGCGGTAGCTACGGTATTATAATATTGCTGCAAATCAGTACGACCACGGAGTAGGGGGTCCATTTCCCCGCCAGTAAAGCTAGCCTGATATGCTTGGAATTTACTCATCTAAGCTCAGTCAACATATAATCTGATATAACTCCCGGCGTCTGACCCGCACTATCAGTGCTTACTGCCTGTCTAAAATAACCACCGCGCATACCTTCGCCTGGTGTGCCGAGTGCAATACTACGCCACAACTCCACCTTAGTTGTTTGGTCTGTCATTGTTTCTGCTAAATGCCAGGCTAATTGATAAGCTAGGAGCGTAATGAAGTACGACGGCAAAGCTCCTTCATTTACATCTTTTTGGTAATCTATTGTTATGGTCGTTTCATCCGAAAACAAAACCGTACCACCGTTAGATGACTGACCTATTTCCCAATTCTTAATAAGAGGTGAACCCGCTGTGGTACTGGCTCGAACCGCTCTAGGAACGCCACTAAGCATATCGTTCGGTAAAGCATACTGATATGACCATTCACTTGTAGGTACTGTTGTTTCTTGCGCTAGCGTTGCTTTGCCTAGAGTAAATGTCCAAGAGTACATCGCAAGCGTTGATGCTTTAACTTCCTTGTACAAAATATTACAAGCGTCAGCCGCCGCCGACGCATCTGAAAAACTTGTTATTTTGTTTGCCCCAAGGAACACAAGGGCTTTGTTACATATACTTACGTCTGTGTCGCCAGCCGCCATAAGTCTCTCCTTGAATTAGGGAAGGGGGCGCAACCGCCCCCAACCATATTAGTCTGAGTCAGTTACAACAGCGATTACTGTGCCGTCACTCATATCAACAACGCCTGAAGCGTTACTGACTACAACGTGCATTGTAATCGTTCTTGTACCACCCGTAGCACCGTGGACGATAAACATATCGCCAACTGCTAGTGTGTCTGACAAGTCGTTGAAATAGCCAGAGCCATCAACGACTGTATGTGCGTCCGTAGTGGTATAACAATAGAGTGCGGGAACCGTACCCTTCATGCTTTGACCACCAAGTGAGGACATACCAGTTGCTGCAAATGCCATGATTATCTCTCCTTATTCTTCGCAAACAACATCAACGATGCCGTCTACGTCAATTGCACCAGCACCCATTGACAACATTGCTGTCACTAAGAAAGACGTTTTCTCAGGGATGTAGTTGATTTCTGTTTTTGGAGCGATACCAACACCAACACCAAGTGCTGAACGATGGAAAGCAAAACAAGTACGGTCAGCAGTTGCTAACGGTAGTCCACCTTCGTCACGGTCACCAATAATATGGAAGGTAAAACCTAGCATACTTCCGACTGAGCCATTTACTAAAGCATTTATAGTCTGAAAATCGCTCGAAATTGCTCGTTCATCACCAAGTAATCCAGACAAATTATTTGCATGAATAACTATGTGACGGTCAGCAGCCGGAACGTTTTTAGCGTCTAAAGCTTTTTTCGCCGCAAGAAGTTTACCAACGTTCAAGTTTGATGCAGCGGCTGAACCAGAAGTAACAACAGTCTTAGCAACTGTAGAACCCGCTGAAGCAGCGTTTAGTGCATCAATAATGATTTGGTCTTCACGACGTCCAATAGCATTACCCACAACTTGCGCTAATTCTTGACGCTCGTCAAAGTTAACTTTTTGCTGATTAAAGATATCCGAATATTCGCTAGCCACAAAGTCTTGCATTGAAACAGAAACTTGTGAAAAGGCTGCGTTAATCGGGGTTACATCGGTTTGTGGAACGCGAACTGATGCAGTTCCTTTACCAACTTTTGGGAATTTTACAGTGTCTCCCGTGACACCTGTTCTAGTGCGACCCGCACCACGAAGAACAGCAGCACCCTGATAGGCCTGATGGACTTCGGCTTCGAACAACTGCACAAAGGCAGGCGATAGGTTCGTAGACATAAAATATAGCTCCTATAATTGAACCAGTTAAATTTACGCCGTATGAGGTTGTCGGAATGTCCGGCCTTTGGCTTCGTGGAAACGTCCACGCCCGGTGTAATTTCTACACGCCAAACAGGCCCAAGGGGTTATCTGTTGAAAGAAAGATATACTACAAGCTGTGGCTTGTAAATACTTTATACCCCACATTTAGCCTTTGTACATTTGTAAAAATTTTTTTTCATCGACTAGGCAATATAATTAAATCCTTTGTTAATATTAAATTATGAACTCAGGAGGATTTAAAATGAGTAAAAAAATAAAAATAGAATTAACCGAGCCGCAAGCAAGAGAACTAGCTCATGCGTTAAGTGAATACGGCCTTGGATTAGATTGGAATACTGAAAAAGAAAAAATTAATATATTGCGAAGAATTTCCGACAAACTTCTTAAATAAAACGGTACAAAAAAGCCCCCGCCGGGAGTAGTGGGAAGCGGGGGCAGTCAGGCGAAATATAACGCCACAGGCATTATCCGTATCTTTGTTCAAATTCTTTCTCGACCGCGCGAGTAAAAGCAGGGTCGTTTCCGTAGCGGGAATCATTCATTTTGCTTTGCATAGAGCGTTTAAAATCGTCTTCACTTACTCCAGCTTCTGCTACATCTGCTACTGGGATTTTTGACATATCACCTGTCATAGAGCGCACCTTTTGCATAAGACGCTGACCAACAGCCGAACCACCCCAGATGTTTAGTTCAGCACGTTCTGCATCAGAGATAATGCCTTTGCGCTCCAAACCATCAGCCCAATTGATATTAGACTTTAAAATTTCATCAGCGTTCGGGCCAAGAGCCTCACGTTCTTGCTTTAGGTCTAGCTGAACAGCCGCCATGTCTTCACCCGCCATACCCGTAATGGAAGACGCAAGCTCATCAAAAGCCGCTTGATTGACCCCGTACTTTTGCGCCCAATCCAAATAAGTAGACACAACCGGGTCATTAGATTCATAACCAGCTTCCGTCAAAACTTCTGTGTTGTATTCTTTAGGAGCTTTGTGTTTGCCCTGAGAAAATTGTTTCTGAAGTTCATCGTAAGACTTCATCATTTTTTCTAGGTCTGGACCTTCTTTGTCATCCCAAAATTTTTCGGGAATAAACTCAGGACGCTCAAACGTTTCTTCTTCTGTTGGTTCGCCCTCTACTTCTTCATCCGCACGATGCTCAATAGTTTCACCTTCTTCTAAGGCTTTATCATCTTCTAAAGCTACCGACGCCATTAGACCGTCTGGGGCTGCTTCTTCAGTTATCCCTTCAGCTTCTGGGTTATTCTCGCTCATTTGCTCTTTTAATCCTCTGTTCTATTTCACGCACTAAACTATTCTGCCCTTCCCGTGCGTATCCAAAAGAAGGGTCTGCGCCGGGTATCCATGCGGGTTGTTCAATAGTTATTGCCCGTAGATGTTTTAATATTTTTTTCCCAGCCTCAGTATCAAAGCACCGCTTGTACTGAATATCTAAATCTCTTTGAGATGATGTATTGGGTAACTCTAAATGTGTAACGCTTGAATCTACACCATCCCAACCAGGCGAGTTAATGCTACGAATACGCTCTGATTGGCTCATTGCATTTGCTCCCCATCAGGTGGCAACACGCCTTGTTGCTGTGCCGCCATCTGTGCCATTTGCATCATCTCTTCTTGCATCTGTTGACGCTCTTGCGGCGTTGTTCTTAGTTTTGCCGGGATACCTAACTGGTCAGCTATGTAATCACCGACAGCGTCCATCTTGAGTAACGTTTGACCTTGTGGCCCCATCATCTGAGAAATCTGCATAAACTGCATAACCTCATTCATTTTTTCTGCATTGTTAGCCATAGCTAGCGGCGACACAGGTACGACCTTTACCTGAAGCCCGTTAATTTTTAGGGGCAATTCAATCTCACCCATTTCATCCATGAGTTCTAAAGTACGACGAACGATTGGAAACATTGTCTCGCTGATTAATCTACCGAAAGCAGAACCTAAATTCTGGGATAGCTCTTTCATTCTTTCCACGATTTCTGTAGCTGAACGAGCCGACATATTGTCAGGCGGTAAGCTTTCATCAAGCAAAGTTTTCTTAATATTTACACGCAAGTCATTGGAAACGATTTGTGTTAGGTTGGCGTCGCCCGAACGTGGAAGGGGCTGCAAAGAAGGACCACGAGGCCCCCCGTTCGAGCTAACGCCTATTACCGCTCCGGGAACGATGCTTATGGTCTGGGGATTTAAGACGCCATCATCTACAGCGGTAAACACTCCACCAATACTTATACTGGCGTTTTTAAGAGTTAATTCAACAACCTTGTTTAATGTCTTAATGTCGGGCAGAGCATAAAGCACCGGGCCACGACCATACCGTTCGTTACTAGCTTTCATATATCGAGAGATAACCCAGGGGAAAGACTTGAGGTCACGATGTACAAGCTTAAAGTCTTCTTCTGCTGTTATCAAACAATAGTATATTTGATTATCTATTGTGTAAGTTGCCTCTATCATTTCAAGAGGTTTGGTTTCATCGTCCTCATATTTTTTTATAATATGGTCAGGTATTTTAGCGTCAGGCCATTCACGCTGAATAACGTTAAAGGGTCGCTTGAACTTACGGTACACCGTATCGACCGTACCGTTTGGCCCTTCTTCAAAACAGATTTGATATGATGGAATAGCCGAATATCGAATAGGGGTTATTTCATCGCCTGGCTGTATAAGCATTACGGCTGTACCTACAGCGAGGTCTAGCAGAAACTCACCAATAGCAAGGTCAAAACCAGACTGCGCCATGATGCCAAACATTTTTTCAGAATAGAAATCTAACGCTTGTTGTGCGGGTATTCTATCCTGTTCAGGTATTTCTAGGCCCGGCTCCAATCTACACCAAGGTCTTTGGGGAGGAAAAAGACTACTTTGGATACGATTAGCAAACCGGGCCGTACTATGTATGGCAGTGCTATCAAACACCCGTTTCATTTTATTCTGACCGGGAACATTGCCCTCATAGTAACCGTCGTACATATTCCGCATAGGAAGCGCGTATTCGTAAGCTTCCTCATAAATAGAACGCCATTGGTCTTTGTGAGTTTCCGCTCTCTTATAGCGTTTCTTTATCTGTTCTACGTTTAAAACCATTAGCTTTGCTTATGCCTTCGTGCAAAATTTCTAGCTGCCTCTACGCTACCAAAGCCCCAATCTTTTAGAGCTAGAGCTTTTTTAGTCGGACGGCCCTGTTCGTCTTTCATGGCCCCTCGCATCCCGGCAAACCGTGCCGCAAATGAAACCCTACGCCCGGACGTTCCTGTTTTCTCAGGACTTCTTGTCATTCTTTTTGCCGTACTTAGTCGCCATCTTTTTCCGAAGACTGCTCGTCTTGCTGTTCATTTTCCCGCTCAATGGCTTCTTGCCTTTTTTTGCTCCGTACATCATGCACCTCTGTATGTTTTGGATTGCGAATATATTTTTTCATTAGCCTGACCGTGGGTTACGACCTAATGTGCTTTGAAGCTGTTCGACCTCACGGCCCGGAGTTCCTACCGTTACACCTTCAGCCATCAAACCTTTTCGACCACCACGCCGACGAGACTGAGCTTTAGCCGCTAGTTTCTTACCAGCATCAACACGTTCCTGTTCTGCCGCAACTTCTTGCTCCCTTAGATTTTCTTCAATCTTAGGGTCCGGCTCAGGAGCTTTTGGTTTTTTAAAAAGACCGCCCATTAAAACAACCTCGAATAAATTTTATAATCTTTGCCATCAGGACCATACCGCCGCATGGTTCCTTCGTATTCAAAGTAACACCTTTCAGCCCACTTGAGAGCCTGAACGTTTTGTGAATGGATGGTAAACTGTAG